GGCACCGGGAAGGACCAGGCAAAAAACTAAGCGCCTCCGATGAGTTCTGGCACGAGTTGGTGCTGAACCGCATCGGAGGCAGCACCATTGCCGAAGCCAAAGAGCGGCTGACTCACCGCGAAGTACTGGACTGGATTGCTTACCGGGAAAAGTACGGCACTCTCGATCAGAACCGGCGTCTGGAGCGTCACTTCGCGCTGCTGACTCACCTGACCAGCAGGGTGGCCGGCGGGAAAATGGATCTGAGCGATTTCATGGTTTACAGCCAGGCGCAGGCAACGATCAGTCTGGAAGAGGCTATGGCGACGTGGGTATAGGTTTTCGTCTTCTTGATTCTGGTTTGCTATGGTTCCGCCCTTATTTACAGATAGGGACGTCCAAATGTTTAAAACCGTACTGTTGTTGGGCGCACTCGCAGTGCCTGTGACAGCGATTGCCGCATCTGTTTCGCCTCAGGATCTTGAGGGGATAAAGTCAGCAATGGATGACCGCTTGAAGGACACCGAAAGCGCAAAGCTTAAGGAAGTTCGGATAGCTAAAGACGGGACTATATGCGGCCTGGTCAACGCAAAAAATTCTTATGGCGCTTATGTTGGGTATGAGCCGTTTATAGCCCTGAAATTATCCACGGGTAAGTTTTATGTGGCCGGGATAGGTCGTGAGTCAGGTCAGGTTTGTGCAAGCAAGGGGATCTAAACCCTTTGGAACATTGAAACCCGCTTCGGCGGGTTTTTTCACATCTGGAGATTGGTAAATGGCCTCGCGTTCACTGGGAACACTGACGCTCGACCTTATTGCGCGCATTGGCGGCTTTGAGCAGAGCATGGATCGTGCTTCCCGCTCCGTGTCCCGTACTGCGTCGGTGGCCAGTGCATCATCGCGGGAAGTGCTCACGCTGCAAAACAGCTTCAGGTCGTTAGCCAGTGTTGCCGCCAGTATTGCGGGGCCGCTGGCGGCTGCCCTGAGCGTCAAGGGCGTGTACGACATGACAGAGGCCTATGGCACTCTGACGAACCGTTTGAAGCTTGTGACCAATGGTTCAGCCGAGCTGACAGCGGCTCAAGCAGCGGTGTTCAACATTGCTCAAGCATCGGCCCAGCCGTTGGCTTCGACCGCAGAGCTTTATCAGCGCATTGCCACCAACCAGGAGGCGCTAAAACTCTCGGGTGAGGGCGTGGCGGGTGTCGTCGGTACCATCAGTAAAACCCTCGCGGTGTCCGGCGCGTCCGCTGAAAGTGCCAACGCTGCCTTGATTCAGTTGGGGCAGGCTTTTGCCTCTGGTGTGCTGCGCGGCGAGGAACTGAACTCCGTGATGGAGCAGGCGCCTGCACTGGCCCAGGCCATTGCGGCGGGCATGGGCAAAACCGTTGGCGAGCTGCGCTCCATGGGCGCGGCTGGCGAACTGACCGCCCAGGCAGTGGTTAAAGCCCTGCAAAGTCAGGTCGGCGCAGTTGATGCACTGTTCGACAAAACGGCGACCACTATCGGCAACAGCTTCACCAAGATTGGTAACTCACTGACCCACTTCGTGGGCGAGCTTGATCAGGCCACGGGAGCCAGCAGCCAGATTGCAAACGCATTTGTCAGCGTCTCCAAGGCCATTGATGGCAGCCTGCCGGGCGCAATTTCAGGGGTTAAAAACAACTCGGACGCACTTGCTCAGGCTCTTACTACTGGGCTACTCGTGGCCCTTGCCCGGGTTGCGGGCGGGTATGCACAGCAAGGCGCCTCAGCGCTCTACGCCGCCCAGGCGAATCAAGCCGCACTCACGGCCAGCGCAAGAACGGCAAAGCAGGATCTGTGGGCCGCCCAGGCCAAGCAGATCGATGCCAAGGCCATGGTTGCCCGGGCTGATCTTGAGATTGTGGCAGCGCAGGGTAAGCTCGCCTCCGATCGGGTGCGGCAGACTTCCGAACTGGCCAATCTACAAGCAGTGCAGGCAACGCTTACTGCTGAGCGCAATTTGGAACAACAGCGGTTACTTGCGCAAATTTCTGCAAAGGGCCGCACGCTCTCGATTGCGCGTTTGGCGGAGTTGCGACTGGCTGAAGTTGCGACGATAAAGCAGGTAGAAATCGCCGAGCGGTCCCTCGCGGCCACTACATCGGCAACCTCTGCCCAGATCCAGGCTGGCTATGCCATGCGCACGGCCGCGACCCTGGCTTATGGCGAGACAACGGCGGTGGTGAACGCTGCAGTTGTGGCATCTGACCGGGCAGCGGCCGCAGCAAGCGTTACAGCTCGCGCCTTTGCGGGGTTGCGTGCGGCGGGTGCCGGCTTGCTGACGATGATGGGCGGCCCTTTGGGGCTGGCCTTTATTGCGGGCGCTGTAGCGCTTTCGTTTGTGGACTGGAGCAGCAAATCCAAGAAACTGATGGGTGACTTGGGCGATCTTCAGAACACCGTCGATCAACTGCGCCAAAGCTTTGCCGGGCTTAACGAGGATCAGCAGCGTGCCAAGATCAGTGAGTGGAAGGACAAGCAGCTCGGCGCGACGATGGCCGTCCAGGACGCTTATGACGAGCTTGAAACATCAATCAAATCGTCAATGGTCAGCTTGTCCAATGTCCGTTCCCCGGAGCACACCAAGCAGCTGAAAGCGTTTGAAGAGTTGTCGACTCGCCTCAAGGAAGCGCGCACCAATGGCCAGTCACTGACGCCTATTTTGGATGAGCTTGCCAGCAACCCCGGGGTGCGTCCCGAAGCGGCAAGAAACTGGACTGATCTGGCCGGCAAGGTCAGCGATGCCCAGCAGGTGCTTGATCAAACAACTGAGCGCCTCGATGTGCTCAGCAATTCGCTCACCCGAAATACCACCGAAACCCAGCTCAATACCCAGGCCAAGGCCGGGATGACTGCTGGTGGTCAAAAGTACCTGGCAACCCTGCAGTCGCAGCTGGAAAAGCTGCAGGACAATGGCGATGCAGTCAAAGAGGCGACCCGATACCTAGAAGACCATGCTGATTTATCTGAAAGCGACAGGGTTGCGATTCTATCGACGGGCTATGCGCTGAAAGCCCAAGCCGAGGCAAACAAGGTTGCTACACAGGCGACCAAAGAAAATACCTCGGCCGTCAAAGCCAACCAGAAAGCATTCGACAGCACCGAAGAGGACTATCAGCGGCAAATCGGGCTGATCAACACCACCACCGACAAGCAGAAAAACGCCACTGAAGTCGCCAAGCTGGCATTCGAAATCACCAGTGGCAAGCTGGTTGGCATCAATGCCAAGCAGCAACAACGCCTCGAAGGTCTGGCCGCCGAGCTGGACGCGCTGAACAAGGTCAAGCAGGCCACGGAAGACGCCGCCAAGCTCTCCGCCTTCGACTCAACCCTGAAACTCGATATCCAGACCCAGAGCGATGGTTTTGCCCTTGAGCTGGAAGGTGCAGGGCGTGGCGACAAGTACAAAGCACGCTTGAAGGAAACGCTGGCGATCCAGCAAGACTTCAACAAGCAGATGCGCGACCTTCAGGAGCAGCAGAACAGCGGGAAAATCAGCGAAAGCCTCTACGAGAGCGAAACAGAGCTGCTCAATGAAGCGCTGGCGACCCGGCTGGTCATGCAGCAGGACTATTACAACCAGCTCGATCAGGCGCAGTCCAACTGGCTGGACGGGGTTTCTTCTGCCTGGGAAAGCTATCTGGAAACGGCCACCGACTACAGCCAGCAGGCGAGCGACGCGACTACGGGAATCTTGGGCGATACCACGTCCTCGCTGTCTGATCAGTTCCAGGGCCTGGTAAAGGGCACCACTGATCTTGGCTCAGCATTTATCAGTCTCGGCAGCACCATGGGCAGTTCAATCCTTGGTGCTCTCTCCGATATTGCTGCCCAGTGGGTTGTGACACAGGCGCTGAAAATGGCCGGCATCGCCACCGAAACCAGCGCAACGGTTGCGGCCGAGGCGACAAAAACCGCTGCCAAAGTGACGGCCGATACAGTCACCACGGGCTCGTCCCTTGCCGCAACGGCAACCACCACAGCCGCTCAAATTGCAGCAGCTGCAACCACCGCATCGGCCTGGCTGCCAGCGGCGCTTGTTGCCTCGATTGGTTCGTTCGGCGCCGCTGCAGTTGTCGGCGGTACCGCATTGATTGCGGCTTACGCTCTGATGAAGGGCTTCAAGGAGGGCGGCTACACCGGCCCCGGTGGCGTCAACGAAGTGGTAGGCGTGGTCCATGGCCAGGAGTTTGTGGTGGATGCTGAAAATACCAAACGCATCGGCGTCGACAGGCTGAGTAATCTGGTCGGTATGGCGCATAACGGCATCGACTCGGTTCCGCAAACGGGTACCTGGTTGCTTGAAAAAGGCGAGCGGGTCACCACCGCTCAAACCAGCGCCAAGCTGGATCAAACCCTGGACCAGATGTCACAAGGTTCCGGCGGCGGCATGAACGTCCAGATCATCAACAACAGCAACAGCCAGGTGCGCACCAAGCAGGATCGTAAAGGCGAACTACAGGTGATCATCGACGCAGTCCGCGAGGACTTTCTGAGCGGCGTTTCCTCGGGCGATTCGTCGTATTCCCGGGCCATCGAAGGCACTTACCACGGCATGAGGAGGGGCGCATGAGTCTGATCGAGCGTGTGTATGCCTCGGGCGGTGACGTGATCATCGACACCCTGGAGCTGACGTGCCCGGCCTGGACGGAACCGGTGTTGATCTGTGGCGGCTTTGAGGATGTGGCCTGCACTACCGAGGATGGCCGCAGCCTGCAACTCATTGCCGCCGGCATCGACGTGTCGCTACCGAAGAAGAGCAACAGCGCGAGCCAGACGCTCAACTTCGCCATCGACAACGTGTTGGGTGAGGCACAGCAGAAAATGGACCAGGCCAAGGCGGCAGGTGCGCCGATCACGCAAACCTACCGCCGTTACCTGACCAGCGACCTGTCAGCACCGGCAGAGCCTCCGATCCGCATGAAGGCCTTCGGCGCCGGGATCGAGGGCACCACCGTGCAAATCACGGCGGGCTACGGTGACCTGATCAACCGGGCATTCCCCCGCGACAAGCTGACCACGCTGAATGCGCCCTGCATGAAGTACCTGTAACGGATCAAACCCATGCTCAACAAATTCTTACTCGCGCCCTATATGGACGGCGGGCGGGGCCCGGCTGCGTTCGATTGCTGGGGGCTCTGCATTGTTGTGCGCCATGAGCTGTTTGGTTTGCCGCTGCTGCCCAGCCTGGGTGATGTCGGGCGGCACAACCCCAAGGCCTGCACCAAAGCCTTCCGCATGCTCTCGGGTGTGATGGAGGTTTGCGAACCTGAGCCCGGCGCGATCGCGGCGGTGC